CAACAGTGCAGTCGAAGGCAATGCCTATTGGGAATGTTCAGGAACAAGTTTATTAACTCAAAATCAATGGTATTTGTGGACAGGATATGTGTATCCGTGGAACACTTCTTTTACCGGACGTAATCCAAACACAGGATATTATACTGTCAGCGGCAATCGTGTAGGCAATATCAACGGCTGTAATATTGGATCGGGTGACCTCAAATGGAGTTCAAACTCCACGCAAGGAATACATAGAACGTATCTTTACTACTGTTCAGACAACACCACACGACTGCAATTCTATCAACCTAGAGTAGATTTAGTTGATGGTACAGAACCTGGAATCCAAGACCTACTGAGCAATGCTGGATCAACCTGGTATGATGTAAGTGGTAAAGTTAACAATGCTATTATGTACAGTTTGCCAGCATTTACCACCAGCACAGGTTATTTCACGTTCAATGGAACTGCCAATTACGGAACTGTGACCAACAATGCTACTTTGAATTTTTCAACGGCTCAGACCTTGCAGATTGTGATGCGACATAGTTATACTTCTGGTCGCCGTAACCCTTGGAACCAAGCCTATGCTGGTTATGGTACATGGACTCATGAAAACGGCGAAAACATCAATCAGTATTTTGGCAACGGCGGCGCAGACAATACACCTTATATTGGTGTTACTAGCGCAACCACACCTAGAAACGTTTGGAACGTGATGTGCGCAGTCCGAAGCACCAGTGAGTTTAAATGGTACATCAACGGCGCACTGTCGTCTACCACTGCTAACCCCTACGGCACCCTGGCCACAACAGCAGCCAACATCACTGTTGGCAACGGCTATGCAGGATTCTGGCAAGGAGACATGAGTCGAGTCACGGCCTACACACGAGCATTAACCGATACCGAAGTACTACAAAATTACAACGTTCTCAAAGCCACTTACGGTTTATAAGTTGAATTCTACCGTGGCAATTTTTTGTTGCACAGTGTCGATGTTCACAGTGTTCCACAAACCTGGATGCAAGGGTCTTGGCCATGATCCTGATTCAACCCAAGCGTAGCCAATATGTTCGTAATTGAGCACAGGCACAAACTCACTTTCTAGTCCGCACCAGAAAGTGTGATATTCAAAGTTTGATTCAGGACTAGTGAATTTCTCAATGGGCACCAATTGATAGGCCGCAGGCATGTGTCCTAGTTCTTCTCGACACTCGCGTTCTAGTCCTACCAGTAGATTTTCCCCAGCTTCTAGTTTTCCGCCCGGTAGTCCCCATGAACCTGGGTGTTTGTGGTCGTTGCGAAGCAAGTAAAGGTATCTGTTGGTGCTTGCAGAGTAAAACCAAACACCCACTGCTCTTACAATACGAGGTTCCATGAGCCCCCGGGGTACAGTCCATCAATGCTCTTGACCCACATAGAATCTGCCCACCGGTATTGTATACCTGTGGTCAAGTTAGTAACATACTGCACTGCGGTTTCGTTACCGCTGTAGAAGTTCACACGCCATCTTGTGCCGTCGTATTCAATGATATCATTGGCGTTGGCAATCAGTGGTTGTCCTAGTACACTAGCCCATCCTGCAGGGTTTGCGGCGTTAGCACTATTACCAGTGCTTTCAGTTAGCAAATACCGTTGACCTATTGCTGCATTAGGTAAACCGTTTCCAGGGCCGCTGATCAGCGGATTAATAACAGCATTTACCGGACTCAATGTATTTTGAGGAGCAGTGTCTGGATCAATATTAAAAATCAGCAGTCGATCATCTGCTGGGTTAATAGTCACGGTGCCCACAATTGAATTGTCTGGGTCCCATGGTTTGTCCAGGGTGATGTAACTGATTCCTGGCCTGAGTACTCCGTACGCATCAATCACACTTGGCCATAGGATCTCAGGAGTTTCCTCAATTGGAAATGTAAACAAGTTCAAACTACTTCTGGGTTGATTGATTACTTCGTTATTGGTTACAATTTGCAATTGTCCGTCTAACAATACCACTTGGTAGTTCCAGGGCGTAACCTTCAATCGGGTGCCCAGCAGTAGGTCATTGTCGGTAATAGAGTTGGCAGCATCACCTTTTGCATCGTAGATAGATGCAATGATCCTCTCAACCACACCTAGCTTTTTAATCTTGGCAGGAGAACTAATCCAAATTGGAATGTTAAAGTTCAATGTTAGGATGTCGATGGGATTTTCTGTACCTTGTGGGATTGTGCGCGAAGTCCAATTGACACGTTCTAGTTCTACGACACTCAGGCTAGTCCAATCTATATAATTCTCAGTTGATTGAATTTCCAATGCAGGGTTAAACAATGTAGCAATTTGTTCAAAAATTTGCATCTTCTGATTGGTATTGGTGGTCCAGATATCTAAGCTTATTTTCATAGCATACGGAACTGGCATTAGTCTTTCAATAGTGAATGCATTACCTTGAGTAGTATCGTAAGTATCGCTAACTTCATCGTAGGTGCGTTGGCGCACTTGCATCTTGTTCACATGATATGGTTCCTGCATGCGCGGCCGATCGTAATCTAGTCCAGATATATAAAAAGTCATTAGAGGAGCAGACGGCAAACTGTTGGCAGAGTTTTGCTGCATAATTGTTTGAGCTTGTCGACTTGCATCCCCGTATCGAACTGGTACACGGATTAGATCTTTTGCACCTTCGATGTCACGTCCATACTCAATTTGAAAATTGCTGATCATGCGAGTGAACTGCAATAGATATCGACGTATTTGTTCGTCGTAAAAAAATGTCTGACTCATTGATAGTCTCCAAAATTAGAATTAACCACCATTGTCAGCTTTTGGCATTAATGCTTGACTTAAACTCTGTCTACTTGGGATCGGCCCTCGATCAGTAGTATTGACTGTGGCATCGTTATTTACGAAGCTGCTGCGGAGTGTCTTGTTATCTGGCCCAGGAGTAAGCTGTGTGCGAACATTATCTTCGATCTTGATCCAGCTTGTGCCGTTGTACCGAAAAAGTCGATTGGGAAAATAATCTAATCGCAATGCGTACTGCCCATTCTGTGCGTTAACAGGAAAGGTAACACCAGCAGTAACAGGCAGACCGTTGGGAGCCTTGCCGTCGCCAGTTAAGTAACCTTCTGTGTATCCGTCTCCACGAGGAGTTGTGTTTTGATTTGATACTGTTCTAGAAGCATCTGTACTGGTATAATCTGCAGTATAGGTACTTGGGTCAGCAGGGGTGCCGTCTAAGTTGGTGGCTACCACATAAAATTTAACAACATCGTATCCAGACTTAGGTACAACAGCTTCGGCCTGGATCAAGATAGCATCATTAATTTCAAGATCTTTGGGTCTAGTGCTCATGTTGTCAGCCACAGTTGATGGAGTTTTTTCTTGCCAATATGTGGTATCTGTTATGTCTGTACCAGGTGGAACATTCTTTGTAGAAATATAATAGGTATTACCAGAAAGCACAGTGGTTCCGCTAGGATAAAAGTTACCGTTATCCCAGATATTTTCTGGCTCAAATGCTTCTTTAGTAATGTCGTTGTATTCTTGACTATTAACCATTGGAGTAGCTTTGATTCTCCACAGATGCGGCAACCAAGTTTGACTAAATCCTTCTGATGCAAAACTAGCGTCCTGTATTACATAATATTTGGGCAAAGCTTTTGGTATAGCTTCGTTAAGTGGGTTATAGTCTCGTAGATTCGGAACTTCGATTACATCACCGCTCATTAGTTTGCGTCCAACAGTGTCTATCATTCTATTATAATGAAATGTAATAAACAGCGTGTCGTTATTTAAAAACAATCCAAATTGTGTAAGATCAAAATCAATATCTTGAGTACGATATATGCCTCTCATGATATACACATCAGGATCATAAGCTCGGTCTCGATTCTCTAACAACAACAGATCTTCAATAAACAGTGGATTTGATTCTGAATATTTTGGTAACGTGGCATCATTATTGCCGGTGTTGTCATTTGTTTTTGGCCCTAGGTATTTGTGAACATACATATCAGCCCCACCCACAGTGAACATTTCTGAAATGGTACGATCAAAGAATTTATAATCGTTTGTACGATTGGGGCGGTATAAACTGAGTTTTGGCATGATAGTACTATTTATGTACAGGTTGACCATATATGGGCAAGGTGTTATAATTACATTGTAATCGAAATTAGGAGTCTCAATGGTTGCTACCAAATCCAAGCCTGCCGCAGTGGCAAAACCCAATGTCAAGCCCATGAACCCACGTAGTCCAGACACAAACTACATGGGTCTAGAGCCGACTTGGAATGTGCAACCCATCGACGGGCGCTTTGCACGACTCAGCAATGCATTCAGTTGGTACAATTACTTCTATGGCAAAAAAGAAGCCAAATTGATGATCGTAGACTGGCTCGAACGCCACGACCGCAAAGAACATGCACGGAAAATTCGCAGTGTGCCTGACAGCCAAATTCGTCTTACCACAGGATGGCTGTGTCGTATGAGCACCATGGGATTGGAATTGAACGAACACGAGATAATCAAACTGGAAAATTTGATCCGAGAACTACTGGCAGTTACAGAAACTGAAGCTGAAGAAGTTGAAGATCTGGACGCACCTGTGGTGGCAAAAATCACAATTCAAGATCGATTGCGCGAAAAAATGAGTGAAGCTGCAGGCGATATCGACGGTTTGTTTGACGAGTTTGTGGCGGCCAATGCCAAAGTAAACATGCAGTGGCAACCTATTTCGGTGTTGCGGGGACAAAACGTGGCTCCGCAAATGGTCAGTAATATTGCAACAATTTGGAAACGTAAACTGGCTGAATTCGAAGCAGTGTTAGAAGGCAAAGATTCGCAGCTGGTTGAAGGTTACGGACACATTGGTAAACTGCAAATGAAGCAACTGGTCAAGTTCGCTGAACAAGTGATCACCGACTGTTCTAACTATGTGCAAATCAAGAAAGTTGAGCGCAAGCCACGTGCCAAGAAAGCAGTGAGCCCAGAAAAACTCACAGCCAAGTTCAAATATCTCAAGACATTCCCTGAGCTCAAACTAGTGTCTGAGCCTGCTGTAAAGCTGGTGGATGCTACAGAAGCTTGGTTGTATGATACTGCAAAACGCAAACTGATACATGTGGTCGGTGATGTACATCGCGGCAGTTTTACTGTCAAAGGCAGCGCCATCATTGGATTTGACACTGGCAACAGTTCGCAAAAAACACTGCGAAAACCAGCAGAGCAGATCAAAGCACTTATGGCCGCAGGCAAGCCTGCTGCACGTAAAATGTTCAAAGAAATCAAAGCCACTGAAGTCAAATTCAATGGCCGCGGCAATGATAATCTAGTGATCTTGCGTGTCTGGTAATCGGCTAAATATTGGGGATGGAGTCCCCAATGGCCGAAACTGCACTAACACTTATTGACCTTAAAAACAATCTATTTGATTATGTACGCTTAAATCTAGGCGATCAGATCATTGATATTGAACTTGATCCTCAACACTTTGAGGCTGCATATCAGCGAACATTGGGAGTATACCGACAACGAGCTCAAGCCGCGTATGAAGAAAGCTACAGCTTCATGGATTTGATTTCAGATGTTAACATATACACTTTGCCGCAAGAAGTGGTACAAGTGCGCCAAATTTTTCGAAGAACATTTGGCATAGGATCCGGCCCATCTGGATCCAATTTTGATCCTTTTAGTCAGGCTCAAATGAATGTGTACTTGATAAACTTCAACCAGTCAGGTGGCCTAGCTACATATGACTTTTATCAGCAATACATTGAATTATCCGCACGTATGTTTGGTGGGTATATCAATTACACATGGAATCCAGTGACTAAAAAACTTCAGTTGATACGTGATCCCAAAGGTACAGGTGAAGTAGTTTTGTTGTGGACATATAATCTCAAACCAGAAGTCAACTTGCTCAGTGATTATCAAATTTCTCAATGGATAAGAGACTATATGATAGCTGCATGCAAAATGATCATTGGCGAAGCTCGTGAAAAGTTTGGAACTATTGCAGGACCACAAGGCGGTGGCACTCTCAATGGAACGGCAATGAAAAGCGAAGCACAAACTCAGATGGATGCATTGTTGTTACAACTAACCATGTATGTAGATGGCAGTCAGCCACTTACTTTTGTAATCGGCTAAATTTCGTACACAACTGTTTAAAAATCTGTTATACTGTGTGTATGGCAGACTTAATGATCGATCTCGAAGGACTAGCAACTGGTCCAAACACTTGCATTCTAACCATTGCTGCACAGAGCTTTGATCCTTTTGACACGGGCTATTATGAGCAAAGTTACTATGCTCGAATCACACTGGAAAGCCAGGAAACCCGCGACATTGATCAGAGCACAATTGAGTGGTGGGCGACCCAACCTGACCATGCTCGTGAAGAAGCATTTGGCGAGCAGGATCGTGTGCCCTTGGATCAAGCACTAGACGAACTGGGACGACTGATTTGGCACTCCAACAGAATTTGGGCACAAGGCCCTACATACGACATGAACATTCTAGAGCATGCCTACAAAAGCTATCACAAGCCCTTGCCGTGGAAATACTACATGGTCAGGGACAGCCGCACAGTGTTTAGCTTGTGGCCTGATCAGCCCATACCACCTACCAGCCACCATGCGCTAGAAGACTGCCGACGCCAAATAGGCATGCTGCAACGCACCTTACAACACCTTAACGTAAAGACACTGAAATGAACATATATCTAGACATGGATGATGTGGTAGCTGATTGGCTACCACATGCTCAAGACTTTTTGAAAATGCGATGGGATCACCGCACTGGTGAACGCATTCCGCAAGAAGATTGGAATCGACTCAAGGCAGACGCACACTTTTATCGCAGCTTGCCACTCAAGG